AGATACAAAGGAGGGCGACAATGCCGACAAAATTTAAAAAAGATTTTAAGAGATGGGATAGAGCGACTAGAACAACAACAGTTGAGAAGTTCTTTATTAAGGATACGCCTTTAGATACGCTAATGGAATACATTAACAATCCAATGGGCAGACCAAAAGTAAAACAAAAGTGCAGAAATGAAGTCATCAGAAGAGGCTACACAATAGTAAGCAAGGTGGTGGATAGTGAGTAGTAAGTGGCAAAGTGAACATAAAAGTCATAAGCATAAGACATCACAGGGAAATGGCAATGGCACCTTCAGTATCAATATGAACAAACACAAGAAGCGTTCATACAAGAAATACAGGGGGCAAGGCAGATGAAGTATGTTTTAGCACAAAAAGATTACAAGGTTTTTCAAAAGAAAGTAGCTTTACTAAAAAGTAAAGGCGTGGAGCTAGACTTCACAGTAAGTAAACCCAACCACAAGCGAGTAGGAATACGATTTAATAAACAGTATGATTTCAACGAGCTTGACAGAATAAGTGAGGAGTAAGTATGTTATTAGAAATTATGCAGAAAACTGACAAAGAGTTAGAAGATATGCGATTCGATCAAACCCCTGCTGGTAAGTGGGCAAGAAAAGAGATACAGCGTAGGAAAATGGTAGGATATTGTGATGGCACAGCTATACCAAGAGGTGTAGATGCCTTAGGAAATCCTAAAGAAAATCCTTACGAGGTCTCAAGTTGAGAAAGCAAATAGAAAAAATTAACAAAGCAGTATGGAAACCATTTGATGGTAGCACACTAGATTATGTGCTACTGTTAACTGGTTATGCCATGCTGCTTTTTATTATAAGGGAAGCAATATTATGATAAACGATTATGGCAAATTCGTGGACTCCACCACAAGTAGCGAATCTAAGTATACAGGCGATCTGATTATGAGATTAACAACTCTACAGACGCAACACAAGGATATCGCATGGAGTAGATTAATGACTTCTGCTATTGGAATGTTAGCAGAAAGTGGAGAGTTCGCTGAAATAATGAAGAAGATATTATTTCAAGGCAAAGTAATGAATGAAGATAACCGATTTCATATGAAGCGCGAACTAGGAGATGTTCTTTGGTATTGGATACAAGGCTGTATAGCTTTGGGATACGAGCCAGAGGAAGTAATGAAGGAGAATATCAAGAAGCTAGAGAGCAGATACCCAAATGGATTTGAGATAGCTAGAAGTGAGAAAAGGGAAGAAGGCGACATATGATCGAGCTTCTTAAGATAACCATTCTTACAGGGTTTGTATTATTTACAGTGCCTCTGACAGGTCTTGTTATTTATGAGATATATAGAAATTTAAAGGAGTAAAGTATGGCGAATCATGTTTACTATGATATCGACTTAAGCCTCGACGCAGGACAGACGGCTTTAGTAGAGAAACTAGGAGAGTCCTGCAGAACGAGAAACGGAGAGATGCAGTGGGTATCTTACGAAGTGCAAGAACTACCAATATACCCTGTGCCTTATGATGAAAAGGACTGGTATAGCTGGGGTTGTGAACATATGGGTGCTAAATGGATAACTATGGAAGATTGGCACGAGTATGGAATGAGTGGTTATTCCGCCTGGAGTCCTCCAATACCTTTTCTTACTAACCTTATTCAATACATCTACGACGAAGTAGGTGGTATGCCTAGTGCGAAAATGACATACGAAGATGAGTTTAGAAACTTCATTGGAGTATGTGAAGTGTGGATTGAAGGTGATGATGTCGACTGGGATTTTAATGAAGTAGAAGGTTCTGAACTTGAAGCGACTATGACAGAATGGAGTGGTTGGGATCCAGCTAGTGAAGATTTTTCATGGTGGGATTTGATTGAAGCAAAGAATGGAGAGAAGTATGAGCCTCAAGAAGTGTTAGACGAAATAGTCTACGGCTTCTTTGAAGATCAAAAGGTAATGGTGCGACATGACTGAATATAGTGAGAAAGTGAAACAACGGGCTAAAGAAATACTCGCTGAGAAGTGGGCAACTAAAGTAAAAGGCATACACATACATAGAGTAAATAGTATGTATTATGAGCCTGATAAGAATACGCTAAAGACTAAAAATGTCTGCGATGTTGAGTATAACGATGGCAGAATAGAAAGAGACGGCAAGGAAATAGTAGCAAGCCGATATCTTGGAGATGCACTAGTGCATGAGTGGGAGAAGTATAATGAATTATAGTAGAGAAATGACAGACGATATGGTAGACCAATACAAGGCTGCTCCAAATCGCCAAACTGTTGCGATTCTCGCAAATAAATATGGCAAGTCGGAGAAGTCTATAATCGGTAAGTTGTCTAAGGAAGGAGTATATAAACGAGCAGTTTATGTTACGAAACTCGGAGAAAAGCCAGTAACAAAAGCAGAACTAGTGGATAGTATCGAAAGGGCTTTTGGTTTAATGAGTGGTGATCTACAAGGACTAGAGAAAGCTCCGAAAAATGTATTGAAAATACTAAAGGAGGAGTTATGCGACGATTAGTAATGACACCAGAAGGACTAGGAGTATGCGATCGAACTGAAGAAAGAAGGCATGGAGATATGATGTATTTGAAAGTTACGCTAAAGACTGGACAAGCTAAAGAGTTCCTGAATACTGAAGTGCGATTCTTGGATCTAGAGGTAGAAATTGAGGAAATGAAAAGGCGTGAAAGATTAGATCGAATTACGGGAAAAATTGATGAAAAATTTTGAATTGGGCGAAGTTACCCCTTAGATTAGATGCAATTGTAGTTAATTGATGAGAGACCCGCTTTTACAGTGGGTTTTTTATTGGATTTTATTTAGATTAATACTTCTCTCCTCGGTATTTCACTCTATTCATCTCTAGTCTCTTCTTCGCTTACGCTCGAAGAGCCTTAGTCAAAGATAAATCGAGTATACCTTCGGTGAGAGAGAAGGCAGTAATTAACTGCAGTAATTAATATAATTTACATATATTATAGCACAACTTTTGCAAGAAAGCAAGTGTTATTTTTGGGTAGGTCATCATTTGATGGGTCTGTGAAAGTTCTATCTCCGAGAAAAATTATTCCTTCTTCGATAGTCCGTAGGATTTTGCTGCACTCTTTTAAGATGTCTTTTCCTTCCTTCGTTTCTTTTGCGTTTGCGTTTCCATGTTGGTTTCTCGTAAAATTCGAGTTCACGGCAGCGTTCTTTGATACCAGCGTTCTCGCATTTCTTACGAAAGATACGAAGTGCACGATCTACACGCATATTTTTACAGTGAATACTAGGCAAGTAAGCCTCCTAACACCAAAATAGCAATGCCGATCCAAAAGATAGTAGAGGTGAAAACAGTTAGAAAAACTTCAAGAAATTCGTCCAAATCTCCACCCCCTCTTTCTTAAAAAGTGTATTTGCGAATAAAGTTGCTGTTCAGACACTCTTAGCTTCTCACATATTTCGGAAGTAGGAATTACACGATAATTATCGCGTAGGTATTGTCTTTCAGCCTGAGTCCATCTTTTATTCATACATCTATTATACAAAAATTCTGAGCAAAAGTCAAGAATTATTTTTGACCACCTGAAAAATTGTTCTTGACTTCGCTTCAAAATAGTAGTATAATATATACATTAATTTTAGGAAAAGAATATGAATAATGATGTAGCAACTTTAATTTGGTTAGTGATAACCAACATAGCAACTTACAATTACTGCAAATGGTATTTTATACGACATACTATTGATGTTCTTGAAGAAAAAGGGGTGCTAGACCTTGAAGATGAACAAAAATAATTCTTGACAACATCTTCGAAATTTAGTATAATAAATCTGAAGTGGAAAAATTTTTGCACTTCGGGTTTGGGAAGGACATAATCCGTTCTTAAAAACAAGTTCTTTCTGCATCTAGGAACATTATCGTTTTTTGGATTATGGGAACTACTACCGAAAGGAGTAGATATTAATAAGATGCAAAGCTTTCTGTAAAGGAGTAAACAATGACAATAGAAAACTTAATACATAAGCACTTTCTCGGCTTTGACGAGAGATTTTTTAACCCTGTTGAAGATACACAGTATCCTCGACATAACATAGTAACACGCGGTGATGACTACTTTCGAGTTGAAATGGCATTGCCAGGCTGGAGTAAAGAGAACATTGAAGTCTCATTGGACAAGCGAGTCTTGACCATTGAAGGCACATCTAAACTAGAGTGTGGAGATGATGAAAATTACATACACAAAGGAATAAGTGGAAAAATGTTTAGAAGAACTTTCTCCTTAGGCGAGTTCATAGAAGTTAAAGGAGTAAGTTTTGAAAACGGCTTGCTAGGCATAGAATTAGAAAAAGTCATACCCGAAGATAAAAAACCAAAGGTATATGACATTAAATGAAAACAAAACTTTATGAATTAAAAACTTTAGTTTGTGAAGATGGCAAGTTCTGCGATAATACTATGAATACAATAATACTACTAGGCTTCGGCTCAATAGTTATTCAGAGTATTTGGGCAATAACCTAACACGATCACAAAGGGTAAGTTATAACTTGGGAGCTTCGGCTCCCTTTTTCAAGGAGAAAAATGCAAAAGAAAGTTGATCCATACCTACTTATAGTAGCAATGGAAGAGGCAGGAGAATTTGCACAGGCCTGCTCGAAAGTGTATAGACACAACGGCGGGAAACGTGAACTCAAATGTTTATCACAAGAAATTGGAGATTTACAAGCTATGATAAATTTATTACGAGAGGAAGGTTTCGTAGATTTAAATGTAGCAGAAAAGAAAAGAATCAAGCGCGAAAGAAAGCACAGGAGAAAGTATTGAAAACAAGCGAAGAGGGATTAGCCCTCATCAAAAAATTTGAAGGGTGTGAATTAGACGCATACCAATGTTCAGCAGGAGTTTGGACTATCGGCTATGGGCATACAAAAGGTGTGCAAGAAGGCGATCAGTGGAGTCAAAGCCATGCAGAACATATGCTCGAAGTAGAGTTAGAGGAGTATGAAGGTTATATAAATGATTATGTAACAGCGCCACTTTCACAAAAACAATTTGACGCTATGGTGTCTTGGGTATACAACCTCGGACCTGCCAATCTAAAAGCGTCTACTTTATTAATAAAACTAAATCAAGGCGACTATCCTAAAGTTCCAGAGCAAATTAGAAGATGGAATAAAGCTGGAGGTAAAGTTCTGCCAGGCCTAGTTCGTAGGAGAGAGGCGGAGGCTCAATTATTTCAGCATGAAGATTGGGAACACATTTAGTAAGTTTTACGCTTGGTTAAAAAGTTTATTCTCCACAAGGTATAAATTAACAGTTAGTTATAATTCAACTTATGGCGACGCTGATGATCAGACCTATATTGTAAAGAAGTTCTATTATAAACAGGACAAGTATATCTCCTTCAAAACAGAATCAAACGAAACAGTTGAAATTCGTGGCGCAGAGGGATTAAATTATAGGATAGAAAAGCTATGAA